CTGACACCGAAGTCCTCGTGCTCGAATACGACAACGCCCAGATCTTGAACAATTTGCAGGCCAAGATAAGAGAACGCCTGATCAAGACGGAGACCTGGCGAAAGCATTCCTGGTCCAAAAATGAAATCTCTCAGGCCGTCAATGAGACCTGGGCCGATCTGATAAAGGAGTTTAAAGCGGCAACCATCAAGTTGCCATGAAGTTGTTCTCCCGGGGAGTCTTTGGGGAATTTGCGATTTGCGATTTTTGATTTTCGATTAAAAACACAAAAATCAGACAATCGAAAATCGGCAATCAAAAATCAAAAATTCTTCCGAGATCCGGTGCATTGCCCGGTAAGACCGAGCCGGCGCAGCGAGCCGAGGAACACGGACAAACGAGGTCGTCCGTGCCGCCTGATGCGCAGGGAGGATCCGCTGAAAAAGACCACAGACGACGGACAGCAGACGGCAGTTTAACGGCGGTCGGCGGTCATCAGTCCACGGTCAATTCATAGCGGGGAGTCCGACCGAAAAAGTGAACCGTAAGCAGTAAAAACTTTTTCGACAGGAGGAACCGCCAATGAGTTTCGACATCACCACTGCCTTTGTGCAGCAGTATTCGGACAACATCAGAACCATGGCTCAGCAGAAAGGGAGCCGGCTCCGCAACGCCGTGTTCACGAAGGACGGCGTTCGAGGGAAAACCTACTTTCACGACGCGGTCAACCAGACCGCTGCCCGCAAACGCACCAACCGGCACGCAGACACACCGCTGATCTCAACCCCGCATGACCGGACCATGGTCACCCTGCAGGATTACGATTGGGCCGACCTGATCGACGATCTGGACAAGGTGAAGTTGCTGGCCGATCCGACCAGCCCCTATGTCATGGCCGGCGCCTATGCGATGGGCCGGGCCATGGACCAGGCGATCATCGACCTGGCCGTCGGATCCCGGGCAGCCGGAGAAACCGGCGGAACCGCGACGGCGATCGGATCCGGACAGCAGATCGCGAGCACATCCACCGGTCTCAGCATGGTCAAGCTGGTCGCGGCGAAGAAGGTCCTGGACAAGAGCAATGACCTGGAGAGCAAGCGGCATATCGTGGTCACGGCGAATGAGGTCGCGGATCTTCTCGCGGAAACCACGCTCACGAGCTCTGACTACAACACCATCAAGGCTCTGGTCAGAGGCGAGATCCAGACCTATGTGGGATTCGAGTTCCACCAGACCGAGCTCCTCGCTACGGCATCAAACGTCACGACTTGTTTCGGCTGGATCGAGGACGGGCTGATCCTCGCCATCGGCCAGGATATCAAATCCTCGATCGACAAGCGGCCGGACAAGAACAATGCCATGCAGCCCTATTTCGGCATGAGCATCGGCGCCAGCAGGACAGAGGAAAAGAAGGTGGTCGAAATAGCGACATATCACGCCTAACGGCAGTGACGAGTGACGAGTGACGAGTGACAAGTGAAACTTTAGAAATCAGGAGGTAAAAGGACATGGCTGAAGTGTATGGAACCAACTACAACAAATATATCGCTCCGACTCCCGGGAACCAGATGGGCGCGGAGTATGACGGCCGGGTGATTGCCGAGGCAGACACCTACACCTGCAACGCGACGGCCGCCAACACAACGATCGATATCGGCTATCTCAGGCCGGGAGAGGTTTTTATGTACGGCTACATCGCCGGCGCGAACCTCGGGGCGTCCACCACGATTTCAGTGGGAGATAGCGGGAATGCTGCGCGATACCTGGCAGTGACCAACTGCAACGCGGCATTCTCAGCCGTCATGGCGCCCACGGGCGGGAACGGGATCGGATACAAGAACAACGGAAGCACGACCCTTCCGATCTTCGCGACCGTCGCAGGCGGAAACACGACCGGCCGTTTTGACACGGTCATCTTCAAGGCCCGGCAATAACGATGAGCTGGGTTTCAAACGGCATAACAGGGCGGGGCGACCCCCCGCCCTGCGCCGGGTCCTGCAAAGGCCTCGCCCTGGTGCTCGGCACGGCCAGGTGCGTCTGGAAGGATATGCAGGAGATCAACAATTTTACCCGGAGCCAGGCAGGAATCATTGCCATCAACGGGATGATCCTGTTCTGGCCCGGCCGGGTGCATCATGGCGTTTCCATGCACCCTCCGGAACTTCGCCACTGGAAGGAATTGCGGGCGCTTTATGAGGGAAGAGATCAGGGCGTTTTTCTGACTCATTCCTATAAACCGGGCGGCGATATTGTCTGGGATATAAATGGCGGGATCAATGGGACATCTGCTCTCCTCGCTGTCATGGTCGGGCTCGCCTTGGGGTATGATAAGATCATTCTGGCGGGAGTGCCCATGGACGGCGGCGGGCATCTTTATGACCCGCCTGGAACAGAATCAACCCAGTTCACCCAGGACTGGCTCGAAAGCGAATGGAAGAAAATCAGCGCGGTTTATTTCGATGACAGGGTTAGATCCCTGTCCGGCAGAACAAAGGAGTGGCTCGGAGAGCCGACGGAAGACTGGCTGGAGGAATGGGACACAGATCAACACAGCCTCCGGCCTGTAGGGCCTACGGCCCGGAGGGAAAGGGCGGATTAAAGTGAAATAAAAAAGATCCGTGTGATCCGTGTTCATCCGTGTCCGCTTTGATTTTTTTAAGGAGAAATCATGGAAAGCCAAGTTGCAGTCGTCAACACGGCCCTGATCATGATCGGAAGCGATGAGATCATCGATATCGATGAGGACTCGACGCCTGCTCGGAAAGCAAAAGCTCTCTGGGCCGGGACCCGCGATGCGGTGATGCGGACTCATCCCTGGAAATGTTGTCTGGCCAGGGCGTCTCTCGCTATGGCGACCGCGACGCCGGCCTGGGGCTATAGTTACCAGTTCCAGCTTCCGACAGATCCCTATTGTTTGCGCGTTCTCCGTATGCAGGATCTGGGCCAAACTTACACGGTCAACGGTCGAATGCTGCTCACGGACTGGTCCGAGGCCAACATCCTCTACATAGCCCGGGTGACCGACGTGGCGTCATGGGATGCGCTCCTGAAGGAGACCATCGCGGCCCGCCTGGCGGCGGATCTTGCCTATCCGATCGCAGGATCGAGCAAACTGGCAGATTCCATGCTGGCGCTCTACGAGAGAAAGCTCAGGGAAGCCAGATCTATCAACGCCATGGAAGGCACGCCGGACGAGTTTGAAGTAAGCGAGTGGGTAGATAGCCGAGCATAGTGGTGGCACGGACAACGGTTTATGTTGTCCGTGAGCATGCGAAGACACGGACAAGGCGAGCTTGTCCGTGGCACCAAAGAACAGGGGACGATATCTTATGCCAAGATCCTCAACGATCATTAACTCTTTCAACGCCGGCGAGCTTAGTCCAAAGATGATCGGCCGGACGGATTTCGCGAAATACCCGAACGGGTGCGAAACCCTGGAGAACTTCGTCATTTTTCCTCAAGGCGGCGCGACGAAACGCCCCGGCACCTATTATGTCGCCGGCGTGAAAACCCACACCAAGAAAGTCCGGCTCGTCCGCTTCGAGTTTGCCACGACTCAGGCCTATATCATCGAGTTCGGGGATCTATACCTGCGGTTCTATAAGGACAAGGGCCAGATCCTGCTCACCGGCAGCCCTTATGAGATCGCGAGCCCTTACCTCGAAGCTGATCTTTCCTCGCTCAAGTTCGCTCAGAGCGCTGACGTACTCTATATCGTCCACCGGGATTATCCGCCTATGAAACTGACGAGGTCGGATCATACGGCCTGGACCCTGATCCAGATCAATTTCCAGCCCCCGGCAACGAGTGAGGAAGCCGTCTATCTGGCCGATGGGATCTGGCCCGGAGCCACAACGGGCGATAGTGAAAATTTCGCGGCAGACGCCTACAACCTTTTCCAGACAGGCGATGTGGACCGCCAGGTCGTCTGTGGGGCATCGAGAGCCATCATCACGAGCGTCCCGAGCGACAACATGTACATTTGCGACATCATTGACGCATTCACGGCAGCCCAGGTCGCAAACGGCATCGATGCCGGAGACTGGTATTTGTCTGGAAGTCCGACCGGGTCGGTGACGCCGGATAAGAAAGAACCGAAAGGCGGGAAAATCGGGCTCACCTCGAGCATCCAATCTTTCCGCCAGGAGGATGAGGGTAAATACATCTCGATCCACGGCGGTTTCATCCGGATCACGGAATGGAGTTCCGCCACGTATGTGAAGGGAGAAATCCTTCGTGTGCTGACTGCGGTCACGGCGACAACGTCGTGGACCATGGAATCGGTGGACTGGACCGCAACAAACGGTTATCCCGAAGCCGTCTGTTTTTACGAGGGCAGGCTGTGGTTTGCCCGGGACGATACCCTCTGGGGCTCCTGCGTCGAGGACTATGAGAATTTCACTCCCGGCGCTGATGACGCTGCGAGCGTAAAAATAACCCTGCTGGCCAACGAGGTGAACGCCATCAAGTGGCTGGAACACGGTCGCGCGTTGATGGGCGGGACCGTCGGCGGAGAGTGGACCGTGGATAGTGCCAGCACCTCGGAAGCGATCACGCCGACGAGCATCAAGGCCCAACGACAAACGACCTATGGATGCGCCAATCTCGCCCCTCTCCGGATCGCCGGCTCCATCCTCTTTGTGCAGAGGGCGGGCCGCAAACTCCGGGAACACACCTACCGCTTTGAAACTGATGGCTACACGGCCCCTGATCTGACGCTTCTCTCTGATGCTATCAGCGAATCCGGCATTGTGGATCTGGCGTATCAACAGGAACCGTTCAGCATCATTTGGGCGGTGAGATCGGACGGCGTGCTATTGGGCCTCACGTATGACCGCAGCCAGGAGGTCGTGGGGTGGCACCGGCACCCGACGGACGGCCTCGTGGAATCCGTCGCCGTGATCCCGGGGATTGACGAGGACGAGGTCTGGATCTCCGTCAAACGCACGATCAACGGATCAACGAAGCGGTATGTGGAATATCTAAAACCCTTTGATTTCGGAACGGACCAGGAAGACTGTTTTTTCGTTGATTCCGGGCTCACTTATGACGGAGCGCCTGCAACCTCAATCACTGGGTTGGACCACCTGGAAGGAGAGAGCGTGTCGATATTGGCGGACGGCGCCACGCACCCGGCCAGGACCGTGGCAAGCGGCGCCATCACGCTCGCCAAGTCTGCGTCGGTTGTCCACGTCGGCCTGCCCTATACAGCCACACTCAAGACCATGCGGATCGACGCGGGCTCGGCCATGGGCACGGCCCAGGGCAAGAAGAAAAGGATCCACGAGATCCGGGCCAGGTTCTTCGAGACCCTTGGC